AAATTTATTTAAATGAAACTCTAGATGTTTCTGTTACTAACTCTGTGGTAACAAAAATTTCTACATTTGTAGAAAATCCATCGGAATCTCTTTTAATACCAACAGGTAGTAAAGATGTAGAAAGTCTTGTCAAAGATATAACCGATACTAAGATATCATATTTTTTCAGGAGAGATTTTGTCGCTGAGGGAACTTCTGATGCTGGGGATATAACATTTGCCGCACAGTTGCCATTCGGAACACAAAGATTTTCATCTTTTAATCAACAGAATTATCTGATAACTGTTCTTGATCCCGGTCAAGGAGAAACTGTATCTTTTGCGAAGGGAGATATTGTCTATCTAAAATCAGAATATATTAACATAGTTCAATCTTCAGACAGTAATACTGGTTTGGTTGCGGGTTCAGTAACTCTAACATTCCCATCCGAATTTTTTGGAACAAATTTAACTACATATCCAAAGGTAAAACTTACCGCTACTTTAGAAGTATCAAAGGCAAAACCAAAATTAAAAACTTCAATAGAAAATAAGAGAATCTTAGTTGCTTCCGCATTAGACAAAGTTGTTCCATTAAGAGGACAAGACTATGATACTGGTGATGTTGGCGTTTTCTCTTACTCTGATGTATATAAACTAAGATATGTTTATGAAGGGACAGTTACCTCCCCACCTTCGGTCGATGCTAGCGGTATTCTAGTTGAAGGAAACGATGTTACAGACTACTTCGTGTTTGATGATGGACAAAGAGACACATTCTATGATGTATCAAGATTGATTCTGAAGCCAGGATTCCCATCACCAACTGGACAATTGGTAATTGGATTTGATTATTTCAAACATTCACAAGGTCAATTCTGCACAGTTGATTCATATAACCACGAATCTGGAGTAGATATTGCGGATATTCCATCTTACAACTCAAAAGATGGAAGAATATCTCTTGGTGATGTAATTGATTTTAGACCAAAAGTAGATACAACTCAAATTACTAGCGGTTATCAAAATAGTTCAATCCTATCATCAGGAAATTATACATCATTTATTGGAGATGGAGGGGCACCATCAGTAACTCCCGCTTCTGGTGGAATAGAATATACATTTAAATTTGATGAATCTAGTTACTTAGATAGAATTGATGCTCTATTTTTGACTAAAGATGGAAATTTTGTTCTGAAGAAAGGTAACTCATCTAAGAACCCTACTAGACCAGATTCTCTAGAAGACGCAATACCACTGTACTACATTTATTTACCATCACTAACAAAGTCATCAAAAGATGTAAAACTTGTTCCTGTTGATAATAAGCGTTTTACAATGAAAGATATCGCTAAGTTGGAAAAGCGAATTGAAAGACTTGAATACTATACATCTCTTAGCATACTTGAGCAACAGGCTCTAAACATGCAGATCAAAGATGATTTTGGATTTGATAGATTTAAGAGTGGATTTTTAGTTGATAATTTTGAATCTCATGGTGTTGGTGATATTTCTTCTAGTGAATACGTTTGTTCAATTGATCCACAACAATCGGTATTGAAACCAGAAGCGTATGAAGATAATATCACTTTAATTGAAGCAAATACAAGAGAGGATGAAAGATTCTTTGATGGTTATGTGGTAAATAATAATATTGTAACTCTACCATATACTTCAACAAATTTATTAGGAAATGCTTCAGCAACTAGTTTAATTAATCCAAACCCATTTGTTGTACTACAATATGTTGGCGATGTAAAAGTATCACCAACGGTCGATCAATGGTTTGACGTAGATACAACTCCTTTAGTTACTAATACAAACACAAATATTTTTAACGTTTTTATTTCAAAAGGAGATAATCCACGAGAAGCGTTTGCATCGATATCAAACTCGTTCTTAATCAATTGGATAGGTGTCAATCAATCATTCTTATCAATTAATCCATTATCTCAGCAAAATACTAACAGTTCTCTATCACAATCTCAAGATTCTTACGTTAGTAGTTCTTCTAATGTTAATCCCAACAATAACGAAATTGGTAAAGGATTAACAACAAATACTGTTGGTGATGTATCTATCTCATCTTCAATTCAGTTATTTGCTAGATCGATACCTATCAAATTTACTGTTACTAGAATGAAACCAAAAACTATTATCTATCCATTTATTGATGGAAGAGATGTTAGTAGATGGGTTTGCCCAGATTCTGAATTTAGTGGGATTCCAACGTCCTCTTTGACCGCATTTGGAACTGAAATTATAACCGATGAATATGGTAATGCAAGCGGACTTATTTTATTACCAAGTGGTTATCCACCAGTGCAGGGAACATCTTGGAATGGAAATATTTTTGATGTCCAATATGATACAGAAGCAGAAATAATTAAATTTACTTCCGGTCAAAAGAGCGTTAGATTTACAACAAGTAAAACCAACGAATCCAAAACTAACGTTGAATCTTATTCTGAGGTTATTTTCTATTCTAAAGGAAGTAAGGTACAGAATCCATCAGATATTATTTCTACTCAACCTTCTTACTTTAAGGCGAATGAGGGGGTACAATTTATCGCAAGCAACACTGACAACCCACTAAAACCAAATCCACTTGCACAAACTTTCAGAATTGAGAATTTTGATGGTGGCGTTTTTGCTACTTCTGTAGATCTATTCTTTAACAAGAAGAGTCAAGAGATTCCAATTAAAGCTTATATTTCTGATATGTCTATTGGAAAACCTGGTAAAAATATTGTTCCAGGAACAGAGGTTGTGATGCTACCCAAAACTTTCTTAAAGGTTACAGTTTCCGGAAATATTACAATAGAAAAAAATGATGTAATTAGTGGAATTTCCTCTGGATGTTCAGGACCGATTGAAAAGATTTTGGACTCTAATGGAAATGAAATTGCGTTAATTAATGATGTAAATTATAATTTAAATAACGAGCAGATATACACATTTGTGTTATCAAACCATAACGGAAAAGAATTTATCCCTGACGAAAATCTTTCTTCCGCTAAAATTAGTGAATACAATAATGTAAGAAATTCAAACATTATTGTAAAAATTACAAAAAATTATGGCAAAATTAAAAAATTCGTAATTGATAATGTTGGATCAAATTATCAGGGAGCTGTAGTTACAGTAGAAAGCCCACAATTACCAGGAGAAAGTTTAGCAGTTGCTTCACTATCTGTATCTGAGGGTATCATTTATAATGCTGAGGTTGCTATTTCAGGATCCGGATATACATCTCCCCCATCAGTTATCATCAAGGGAATTGGAAACGGAGCAACTGGAGCTTCTATTAGAGCAATTTTAGAAATTGATACTTTCGCTGTTAGAATGGGTACTGCGGTAGATGATGGTACAAATTCAGATTCCACAACACCAACGTCATTCAAATTTGATTACCCAGTTTATCTAAAAAATGATACTGACTATGCATTGCAAATAGAAACTGATTCTACGGAATATGCACTATGGACTTCCAAATTGGGAGAACTAGAAAAAATTAGTGGCGTTAAAGTAAGTTCCCAACCACTACTCGGATCTCTTTATAGATCACAAAATACCGATACTTGGGTTGAGGACATTTTTGAAGATGTTAAATTTACATTAAATAGAGCTAAATTTGATATAGGAGTAGATTCTGAACTCACATTAGTTAATGATGATACCGCATATCAAAAGTTAATTACAAATCCACTACAGACTAGTGCAACTTCAAACACTAGCGCAACTTCCAATTTATTTAAGAATAATAATTCTGTTATCAAAGTTACGCAACGTGATCATGGATTTGAGTCTTCCGGAAAATCAAGAACATTTTTCAAATTTGTTGATAATTTTTCAGGAATTTCTGGAACTCAATTTACCAAAGAACTGTATAAAGTTTCTTCAGTTGGTTTGGATTCATTTACAGTACAATCTGCTTCCAGAGCTGCAGAGTCTAAGAGGTCTGGTGGTGCTAGAGCATTTGCTCCAAAAAATATTAAGTATGAAAAATTATATGCGGATATTTACAATTTACAGTTACCAAAAACTAAAATTGATTCCACAATTAAAACTACAAATGTAGTCCCGATTGATTCTACTTCCGCTGTTTATACTTCATATTCGGTCTCTGATTATCAGACAACATTCTTGAATGAAGAGCAGTATTTTGAAAATCAAAAATTTGTGGTTTCCAAGATAAATGAACTTCTTAATGATACTGGAAAATCTTTATCATATAAATTAAAATTATCTTCCGAAGTAGATTATTTAACTCCTGTTGTAGATTTAAACAACTGTACTGTCAAAACATATTCAACAAGAGTTGAAAATGGTTCCGGAAAAGAAGATAGATACGGAAAGAGATATGAAATTCTTGAATTCTGGCCTGTATATAATATTTCTGTAGTTGGTGCTGGAGCAGTATCTAATAATCAGTCTATTGTTGGTGCAAATTCCGGAGCAGAAGGAAGAATTATTCAGGTAAATGGCAGCACTCTTACAGTTAGAATGTTAAATAACGGTATTTTTGAATCTGGTGAGTCCCTAACATGGGGAATTGATGTTGCATATAATACACCATCGGTTTATATTTCTATAGAAACCCCCACTTCAAAACTAATGCCATCTTTTGATATTGGTGATAAAATTATTGCATATAGTATCGATGCTGGTATTGAGTACGAAACTATAATTGACGGAACTGTTGTTGTTTGGGATTCTATATCCGGACTACTTACTGTACAAGTTGAGAAACAACCCATTAATGATGATTTTATTAGTGCTTCAGAACCAAATACTGAATATGGAAGAGCATCATCTCTATCAGAACAACAGAAAGATATATTCCGAGTGAATGATTACATTTCGTATGGAATCCCAGGACAAATTAGAGTAAAATCTATTGACTTTACTAATGGTATTGATTACAAAGGAGATATTGAAATCACTGATACTTCTTCAGCTGCAAAATATCTAACCAAGGAAGTCTCATTAAACATTCCAGCAACAAGTCTGGATGTAAGACTGACGGCAAATAGTAGATCTGAATCGGATATAATTGTCATGTATAGAATTTTAGATTCCGATGCTCAAGAATCACTCTCTTCAATTAAATGGGAGTATTTACCTCTAGATTTATCTACAGCAAGATTCTCTAAGAAAGATAGTATTTCTGGAGTTCTTGAAACTAGAGAAGATTACCAGGAACTAAAATATTATATAAACGATTTACCTGAATATACAAAATATCAAGTAAAAGTTATATTGAAAACAGATACTCCAGTCTTCACTCCAAAACTACAAGATATAAGAATAGTCGCTTCTTCATAATGAATTATCACAAAGTAGAAGGTCACGATAATTTATATCGTGACCCAAATACTGGTGCTATATTTACCACCAAA